TACAGATGTTACAGTTTAAAGCCCACCGCGTCATTTTTTTGTCTTTGCTATTGAAAAAATATGGGAGAAACTCTACTATGGAATTATGCCTAAAGAAAGATTTCTTACTAATAGACAAAAAGAATTTGCTAAATTTATAGTAGAAGGAACTTATTCTAACTCTGAATGTGCTAGAAAAGCAGGTTATTCTGTAGGTCAAGCTCGTAAGACTGCAAGTCTTTTGCTTAATGGTAAAGATTTCCCTATGGTAACTGAATATATTAAAGATCTTCGAGAAACTCGAGAAAGAAAATACGGAGTTACTTTGATAGGTCAAATGAAAAGATTTGCAGATCTGTCGAAAGGTGCAGAAGAATCTGGGCAGTTTTCTGCCGCAGTCAATGCAGAAAAGATAAGGTCTGCACTTGGTGGTCTTGCCATAGATCGTAGAGAAACAAATGTTACTCATAATTTAGATAAACTTTCTCGTGAAGAGATCATTGCTCGTCTTTCTGAAATTAGAAAAAGTTACCCCTCTGCTTTTATTGAAGGCGACTACAAAAGAGTCGAAGAGAGCAAGGGGAAGAAAACTCTCTCCAACTCGGGCAAATAGCAATTCCCGATATTGCTTCGTGCATTTCAAAGATAATTTAAAATAGATACTCAAGTCAAGCCTCTTGCCATTTTTCTATATTTTCTAATAATGCATTGTTATTTATTTTAACTTCTGATAAAATTTTTTCTTGCTTTAACCATTCTTTTATCTTTTCAATTACTTCTTTATCTTCCATTCTCAATCCTCATCTGAATTATATATAATCTTTTCAGTTCCGTCTTTTTGTATTTCTGTTAGAAACACATCATCATAACCTTTTACTCTCCAATTATGATAATCCATTTGTGCTAGACTAAAGGTTTTGTAGTAATCATCATTACCACCAACCCAAACTATGTATCTCCAACCATTTTTATAATCTTGATCTATCATGTGTTCTCCTTTTCTCCTTGTTCCCATTCTTCTATAAAATTTAATAATGCCTTACTGTTCATACGAACCTCTTGACATTCTTCGTCATTATGACTGTCCAACCATAACCATTCTTTTATCTTTCTAATTAGTTTATCTTCCATTCTCAATCTCCTTCTTTATTGCTAATCCAATTAACTTTGCATTTTGTGGAACAATAGCATTACCTAATGCTTTTAGTCTGTTTGCTCTGTCGGGTTGATTGGTTGTAATTCTTGGAACTCCTCGAGGCTCGTCCAACCAATAGGATAACCCATTAGCCACTCTGTCCAATCGCAATTCAATCTCCCGTCTCCCTCCGTCTGATACATTTTGTGAGCCAAGTCCATTTGTCTCCCGTCTTTCAATCTCTTCTCGTAATATTGATTGTTCCCGTTGTAACTGTGTTTCTTCAATCCCGAGTTCGGTGTGGGATACTTCCACTCCTCCATTCTCGGTGGTCTCAAAGTCACTCCGTTCATCATGGCTTGTGCCTCTGCTTCCGTGAGTTCCCCGTTCTCCACTTTCCGTCTGAACATTTTGGTCTGTCCCTCTGATGCGTGTCCGTATCCTTTCGTTGTTGGTGTCGGATACATTTCCATTGTCTTTGGATCGACTTGCTCCCTCAGATTGCTCGGTCTCTTGCGACCTTTTCTGTGTCCCTCTTGCATCTTCCTCGTTGCCTCTGCACTTCTTGGTGGTAGGGAATCCATAGTCGTGGGGGTCGCCCAAGTTTCTACAGATGATCCATAATCTTTCTCGTTTGTGTCTTGCTCCGATTGCACTAGACGGAAGTACAAATGTCCTCGTGTGGTAGTTGAGGCTTTCCATTGAAAATAAAACCTCGTCAAGTCCCAATGAGATGTGTCCATAAACATTTTCGAAAACACAATAAGAGGGTCTGATTTGTTCAATAAGTTTATGCAAGTACGGAAAGATGTGGCGAGGGTCTTCTGTGCCTCCCCTTTTGCCACTCGTTGAGAAGGGTTGGCATGGATATCCTGCCGTGAGGATATCGGGTCGTTCTGAAATAAATCTTCTTGGGTCATCTGCGATCTCCTTAATATCATTATAAATTGGAATACCTGGAAAGTTCTTTGCGAGTACCTTTTGACAAAACTTGTCTGTGTCGCAAAAAGCGATTGGTTCTGATAACTTTGCCATAGAAAAACCTACGGCAAAGCCACCAATACCACTACATAAATCAAGATGTTTGAGCATTATAACTCTGCCTCAAAATTACAATAACCTTTTTCTTTTACACAATCTAAAATCTGCTCTCCTAATCCTAGTCTTGCATACCATTCTAAATAACTTCTAATTTCTTTTTCGTTAAAGTTATCTGATTTATCTAAATAAGGAAAAATATCTTTTCTTCTCTCGTTTAGATAATCAACTAACATCTTGTCATTGTATCCGTTATTTTCCTCAAAAAATTTATTTAATGGCTTTAAAAGACTACCTAAAGCATTTTTGCATTTCTTAATGCCCTCTTCTATTTTCGGTAAATCTTCTTTGTCAAAATAGTAACTGTAATATCTTGGCTCTCCTTGTACTCCAAAGAAATCTGCATCATCACTACTTTGCACTCCAAACCAAAACTTACCCTCAATGTCTCCGTTGTAATATCTACCCATTACTCATCTCCCTTTTCATTATCTTAAATGCTTTCACTAAATCTATACTCGTTTGTCTACTATGCTCATGTTCGTTATCGAATACTATTTCGGCATACTCATGTAATAGATTTTCAATTAACTTAAGTTCATCACTTTTCATTCTTTTCCCTTTCTTCTAAAATTTTATTAACTTTCTCTTCAATTAACTCTGCAAACCAATCACTATCTGTTATAATATCAAGATGATGTTGAAGATATTCCTCTAACGATTTTGCTAGGGGAATGAAACTACTTTGCAATTCTTCATTCTGCATCTTTTTCTTCCTCTATAAATAGAAAACCACTACCATTTCCTTCTTCGTCTTGTGATACGGAAATTTTAATTCTTGGCTCTGTTAATCCTTTTGATAAAGTAAATGTCGGGAACTGAACATAATCCATTTCGTATTCACTATCTAAAGGTGGCAAGTCCTCGCTATCGTCCTCTAATTGAAAACTTGTAATTGTATAACCGACTAACTGCCCGTAATACTCTTTCGCCCATTTTTCGTATTTAGAATTTGCCATAACATTTCTCCTTTCGTTTTTGTGTTATTACAATGTTCAAGATAAGGCACGGAAACCATGCCTTACTTTGACTATTGTACTAAAGTTAAATTACCTACCTCGCTTTGCTTTTCTCCTTTAAAATGTCTCTCTGCTACTTGTTCACTAATAACATATTCTTTATTAGTCAAAGTATCTCGAATGATATATGGATTTTTCCTGGCTCTAGTCTTATATCCATGAAGTTTAAATATATGTGTCCCCTCTTTCCATGCTTTATCTAAATCAAGACCATTCATTTTTGCCACCCATTCTAAATCTTTTTGCTCTTTGGATTTACCACCCTCGACTAAAACATTTAATTTAAAGGTTGCATATTGCCCGTCACTATCGTATGTGCAATGTCCTAATTCAAATTTAACTGCTAAATCAAGTTCATCAAGTTTAGATTGTACTTTATTTCTTACTTGTTTTAGTGTTGCTTTATTTAATCGCATTGATCTTTCCTTTCGTTTGTTGTTATGATTTTTTCTGCCTCTTCATCTGTATAACCCTCTTCTTTAAAACGATTATACAAATCTTCTAATTGGATTTCTTCCCAATATTCTTTGCTCATTTTAAAAACTCCTCTTCCCAATTTTTCATTACTTCCTCTGTTAATTCTCTTATAGTATCTTTTCCAAATGGATTATCTTTTTTGTTTGCAAGTTCATTAACAGTATAATTAATTGCTTGTTCATTGGTCATACCCGTTCTATCTAAAGCATCTCCCAAACATTCCTCTATATCTATAAATAAATTTTTATACTGTCCCATTATTTAATCCTCCTTAAATCATTCCATGCTATTAACTTAAAATCTTTCAAAGTTTTATCTTTAAAAGTAAACTTATTTAGTCTGTCAAGGAAATCCCATGCTTTTTTTTCATCATTAAAAAATCTATTCCTAGTGTTTTTTCTTGTTTCTTGCTCGTTCCAACACCTAGCCATACCAAAACTAACTTTATACATTTTCATACTTCCCTTCGTTCTGTAATTAATTCTTCTGCTTTTAAACTGTTTACTTTGTCATATGGTTCAACAAATATAGATGCTTTAACAACCCCGTCATAAGAAATATAATAACCCGATCCTTTTTCAAAACTGTTTCCAAATATTTCTTTAAATTTTTTACGGGCATTGCTTAATAATTTAAATTTGTAAACTTTACCTCTTCCGTAATCATCAATACTTTCTTTGTAAATTACATATTTCATTATTGTATTCCTCCCTTTGGTTTGCTTAATGGATAAATATTAAAACCACCCTCGCCTTGTCTAATAGAAACTGCACCCCTAAAAGTTACTTTATCTTTTAATGTTTCTAATGATATTTTTGGTTCAACACCATTGCCCTCATCATCTACACCCAAGACAAGACCTAATCCAAATAAATCTTGATTTCTTCCATTATCGTATTTGATTTGAAAATAAAAATTTACTTGTTTCATTAACCCCATATCATCAACATAAACTGCATCTTGATTTTTAAATGGATAAACTACATCAAACAAATCTGCTTCTATTAATTCTTGTATTTGTTTAATATCTCCATTGTAGTCAACAATGGATATTTCTTCTTTTATTGGATCAATTAAATATGCTTTCATTGTATTAATTCCTTTTCAAAATTAATTTCATCTAAATACATTAATTCATAATTGTTAATTGCAGTTTCCCAATCACAATATTCTATGTGCCTTAAATCAGTTAAAACTTTGCAACCTTTATTCTTTGCAAGTTTTATGAATTTCTGCATATCACAATCTTCTTCTAAATAAAAACAACCCGTTTCTCTTTCGTAGTAAGAATATTTTGAAAACTCTTTTGCCGATATTCCCAAGCCTTGCAAATCATATTTAGAAATTTTTAGATACCCGTGATTTTGAGTATCTAAAAATGGTAATGTTATTTCTTTAGTATGTTGTAATGTCTGCATTTTAATTTACCCCCTTTATAACATTATTACAGTCTTTGTTATCGCATTTTTGATCAAAAGAAATTTCATTCAATCCATTCCACCCCTCATAATTTTTGTTACTTTTTTTATGACAATAGTCGGAACAGTAATTTTTTGTATCAATTAAATTTCCTTCTTTATCTTCAATTAATTCTATGTGAGCAGAATTAAAAGTATGTTGTAATGTTTGCATCTTCTCCCCCTCTAAAAAAATATTTTATCATCTCTTCTGTTTCTTCTTGTTCTTCTTTTATCGTCTCTAAAATATATTGAGCCGATAAAAACCACATTTGGTCTTTTGGTGTTTCCATTATTTCCCCCTTAAAATTGTTGGATTATAAAACTTCTGTTATTGTTAAATTTAATAACTGTTGTTTGTTGTTCTAAATCTTCCATATTTCCAATGTCTTTGTAATCTTCTTGAAAATGTTTAAAGTCTTCATATTCTGCATATTCACAAGCGAAAGCAACGTAATCCATGTCTATATCTTTGCCCGTGTCCTCTGAAAGATCCCACAAATAATCATATAAATATTCTAATCCCTCATAAGAAAAACAATCTTTGTATTGGTCTGACTGAAAAAAATAATCTCTAAACCTACTCAATGTAATTGTATCTGTTATTGCCATAATATGTATACCCCTTTTAATGTAATTATATTTATCTTTAGTTAGTTCTTTTATTGCCATGGTAAAAATTCCCTTTATAATAAAAAAATCATGTTCTATATAGTCCCACATAATCCCATAAAACACAAGTAAAAAATGAATGAAAAACAATTTTTTTTAAGTATAAAAAAACAATTACCGAAAAAAACATTTATACAAAAAATAGAAAATAAATTTAATTCTGGTTTTTGTGATGTTATTATTATTAACAAAATATATCCTTTATTTATTGAATTAAAATCCCCCACAAAAGGAAACTCTTTTAAGGTCGAATTGTCCCAAATATCAACACATTTGAGAATACAAGCTAATAAATACGTTTCTTTTTTCTTGGTTCATGCACCTTTTACCTCTGACCTATTTTTATTTGAAGGTGGGAAACTCTGCACCTTTTTAGCGTCTCACGATCTTTGCACCCTTTCTCTGTCCCCCAAGTCTCACGGCTTTCTGGTTCATGGATCATTGGAACTGTGCCTTGCCATTGCAAATCAAAAAATCGAACGATTGCAGAAGTAATGGAATGGTCGCTTTGCGAACTTCTGCAACTTTTGCTTCCCGAGGGCTGCGGCTCTAAAAAAATTTCGGCAGATCGCAAAGGTAATGGAATGGTCGCTTGCGAACCTTTGCGATTTTTACCCCGAGCAACCCCGAGGCAAATAAAAAAAGGAACCCACCGAAGTGGGTTCCTTTCTATTTCCTGGTCGTGGAAATTCATTTGTTTTCTTTTAACTTGGACAATTTTATATAATTAAAAAATTTTATCATATTAAAATTTGAATTAAAACTTTGACAGACTTTTGCAATGTCGTAAACAACGTCTTCATCTAAATTATTATCAATGCAAACTTGTGCAAATGCAATAAAATGTTTTCTAGTCATTTTGTTTCCCCTCTAAAACTTGTACTCTTTTTTCTAATATTAACACTAAATCTGCAAGACCTTGCACCCCTTGTGCTATTTGTTTTGAAAAATTGTGATTACCTACAACACCTTGTTTGAAAGTCTTTACTAATTCAGTAATTAATTTTGCTTCTTCTGTTGTCATTTTATTTCCTTTCATTAAAAAAAAGGGGATATTTCTATCCCCTTGTTTACTACTCGTTTACGGCAGTAGATTTATTTTTGTCGGCTAATTCTGATTTGAGTTTAGTAATCTCATCATTCAAACTTTGAACATAAGATTTTGAAATAACTCTATTGCTATCACCAATTAACCTTTTGATTAAATGATCCACGACCATGTCGATAGTATCGTCATTATTATGATCGTCTATCTTTTGCTCTAGATCTTCAATTTTATATTCAAGATCTTGAACTTGATCATTCCCAGATAAAGCATCTGATACCTGGTCTTGTATAGTAGAGGATATTTCATCTTGTACTATATCACGAATGGCTTGTTCAATATCACTCATTTTATCACCTCCTTTCATTCTTTAAATGTATCCCATTTAATCCCATAGATCAAGCATAAAGTTACTTGCAACCCAAAAAAAACAACAATGAAAAAGAATCTAGATTCGCAGAAAATTTATCTTTAGATAAATAGATCACTAATCTAGGTTATGATAAATATTCGACAGAATATTTATTATGTTCTAGATTAGTGAGCAATCTATCGACCACTTGGGAGATAGATTCTGCGAATCTAGATTCTTTTTACGGGGTTACTAATACAAAAACACAAATAACATTAGGATATACTAGAGGGGGGAGGGGGTAAATAGGGTAACGGTGTTACTGTATAGTCATACATATGCAGGGTTGATAAATTCATTCAGATATATTATCGTTGAGACATGACATTAGATGCTTTACCCAAAGAGGTGTTACAAGAAGTATTTCTGCTTGAACAACAGAAAAACAAACTGGATACCCGTGAAAAAGCCCAAAAAAATTTTTTAGCTTATGCTCAACATGTATATGAAGGGTTTATTGTAGGGCGTCATCATAAAATCATTGCAGAAAAACTGGAGCTAATCGCACAAGGTAAACTCAAAAGATTGATTGTAAACATGCCACCAAGACATTCTAAATCAGAAATGGCATCCTATCTCATGCCCTCGTGGTTCTTGGGCCGTAATCCAAAACTCAAGATCATCCAAGCCACGATGAATA